CCAGACGACCGGCGAGACGCTCGCGACGCTGAGCCGTCCGCTCGTGATCCCGGCCGACGATGGCGGCACTGGTCGCTCGGTGACGTTCGATTACCTCGGCAAGACGATCATCCTCGACGCGGCGACGGGCACGATCACGATCACGACCGGCGGCACCACGCTCATCAACAGCAAGGCCGCCACCGTGTCGAGCTCGACGCTGACGCTCGCGACGAACGACGCGATCCGTGGTCAGGCGACGATCACCGTGGCTCGCTGACCGTGACGGAGGTCCGTCATGGCTACGCGAGTCTCGGGAGTTGCTGTCACGTGGGGCGGCACCGCCGTTCAGCAGGTCAGTAGCGTCACGCTCGATCTCGTCCGCGATATGCCTGCCGCTCGCACGGCACGGTGGACCCTCGACTTGGGCGAGGTCACTCTGCCTGCGTTCACCCGCACGGCGGTCCCCGAGAGCCAGTACGGCGTGCGGGCTCGTCTGACCGTGACCGCACAGGACGACCAAGGCACCGCCACATCGAGCACGTTCACGGTGTTCGACGCTGATTGCGTCTACCTCGGTGCCGAGGTTCGCGGCGAGCTTAACGGCGTCTGGCAATTTGACCACCGGTTCAAAGTCATGGATACGGTCGGCGTATCGACCGCGTATCCATCGTGAGGTGAGTGACACATGGCGACACTGACGGCAGAACAGATTCTCGCGAGCAACGACGCCGGGCTCATGGGACCGATCACCGTGCCCGAGTGGGGCGGCGACGTGTACATCCGCGTGATGAGCGTCGGCGAGCGCGATTCCTATGAGCGGTTGTGGATCGGCAAGAAAGACTCCGGCATCGAGAACTTCCGGTCGGAGTACCTCGCACGCTGCCTCTGCAACGAGAAGGGCGAGCTGCTCTTCACCCGTGCCCAGGTCGTCGCGCTGGCAAGCCGCAGCGGCGCGGTCGTCGGTCGCCTCTTCGACTCGGCCCTCAAGCACAACAACATGACGGAGGCCGATGTCGAGCAGCTCGCAAAAAACTGAACGCCTCGCCATCGCGTCGGTTCCTCTTCGCGCTGGCGGGGCATCTGCGAATGACCGTTCGCGAACTGTGCGAGCGGATGGATTCGCGGGAGCTGTCGGAGTGGATGGCTTACACGCGGTACTTCGTTCCGCTGTCCGACCCGTGGCTCCAGACAGGACTGCTCGCATCGATCGCGATGGCACCGTACACGGACCCGAAGAGAGGAAAGCCGCCGACCGCAGAGGATTTCATTCCGAAGGCTCGGCCACCGCAGCACGAGTCGCAGGACCGCGAGGCGATTCTGCGGCTGCGGCGTGAAATGGGGATCATCGACTGATGGCAAACATCCTCGGACTCGCGCTGAAGATCAGTGCGGACTCGACGCAGTTGAAGCTCACGCCCGCAGAGCGTGCCCTTCAGTCGCTCGGTGCCGAGGCGGAGAAGGTCGGCAAGGTCTTCGAGAGGTTCGCTGGCACGACGGCGGCAGCGGCCGAGGCGCAGCAACGCACCGCGGCCCGCTTCGCTGAACTGGACGCGAGGCTCAAGGCGCAGACGATCACGGCGCAGGAATACGCCGCGTCGTTCGCTGCCATCAAGGCCGAGACGACCGCACTCGCAGCGGTGTTCGAGCGTGGTGCGCAGACCGCCGCGCGGTTTGCCACTGACCAGGAGAAGAGCGCGGCCGCGATCAGCAAGTTCGCCGAGGAGCTTCGCGTCGGTGCGACCGAGGCTCCGGTGTTCGAGCGTGCCCTGCAATCGCTCGTGAACGTCGATCTGTCGGGCACCGAGGAAGGTCGCCGTGCCCTCGCGGAACTGGCGCAGCAGGCCCGAGACGGAACGCTCGACTTCAACGCTGCCGCGGCGACGCTCCAGGGGCTTGCCGACCGCCAGGAGACGTACACGGCCGCGCAGTCGCGTGCGGCCCAGTTGGTCGGCACGCTCGCCACCGAGGAGCAGAAGCGGTCGGCACAGGCGGCGGAATACAACACGCTCTTGCAACAGGGGCTCATCTCCGAAGAGCAGCGGGCCGCGTTGCTTCAGCGGCTCGGGCCGATCACCGATGCTGCACGGCAGGCGGAAGCGGCGCTGGCGACCGATCGGCAGCAAGCCCGGCAGATCATCGAATCGCTCGTCACGCCGCAAGAGCGGTATCAGCAGAGCGTCGCAGACCTCGACCGCCTGCTCGGACAGAACCTCATCAACCAAGAGCAGTACAACCGCGCACTCCAGCAGGCGCAGACCGCACTGGACAACGCATCCGGCGCGAGTGCAGATGCGGCCGAAGCAGAGGCTCGACGCGTCGCATCTCAGCGAGAGGGTGCCGCGATCACGGCGTCGGTGCAGACCGCCGAAGAGCGTCGCGCGGAGCGTCTTGATCGGCTCGACCAACTCCTTGAAGAAGGGGCGATCTCGGAGCAGACCTACGGCCGCGCCGTCGAGCAGGCGAGTGCCGCCCGTGAAACAGCGGCTCGCGTCGAGGCGGAACGGACGCGAGTGCTTCAGGAAGGTCGTCGGCTCACCGAGCAGTTCGCCACCGTCGAGGAGCGTCGTGCCGAGCAACTCGCCAACCTTGAGCGGTTGCTTGCTGCCGGTGCGATCTCGCAGGAGACGTTCCAGCGTGCGTCGCTAGAGGCGAGTGGAGCGAACGAGGCTGCGGCCCGTGCCGAGCGCGAGCGTGCCGACGCCCTCGCGGCTGCGTCGCGGATCATCCAGGCGAACATCACGCCGCAGGAACGCTACGACGCTGCGATCGTTGAACTACAGGGGCACCTTGACGCGGGCAGGCTGTCGCAGGAGCAGTTCAACCGTGCGGTGGCGCGAGCCCGTGAAGGGCTGGATCGCACGACGACTTCCGCCCGGTCCAACGACACTGCACTCCAGGGCATCACGAAGCAACTGCGGCTCATCTCGGCAATCGAGATTGGCCGGGCCGTCGTGGACGTGTTCCAGTTGCTCGGAGGGTTCGCCCGCAACGCGGCGTCGCAACTGACCAACCTCGCCGCGAGCGCGACGCAATCGCTCGACTCGCTGAACGACCTTGGCAATCGCATCGACGTTGGTGTTGAGCAACTTCAGACGCTCGGGCTGGCGGCGAAGCTCTCGGGCGTGGACACCGAGCAGTTTGCTACCGCGGTGACGCGGCTCGGCGTGCAGATCGGCAAGGCCGACCAGGGCGGGCAGTTCGACCGCACGCTCAAGTCGATCGGCGTCACGCTGGCCGAACTTCGCGGGCTCCGGCCCGAAGAGCAGTTCGCGCAGATTTCCGCCGCTATTGGATCGCTGCCCACGTCTGCGGACCGCGCCGCTGCGGCGGTTGAAATCTTCGGCAAGCAGGGCGCTGCGCTGACTCCGCTGTTCCAAGCGGGTGCCGCGAGCCTCGAAGAGTTGACCGCAAGAGCGGAGCGGCTCGGCATTGTCGTCTCGCAGGATCAGGTGTCGAACATCGGCGACATGAACGACGCGTTCGACCTCGTGGGAGCGACGGTCGAAGGCATCATCGGTCAAGTAAGCGGCAACCTCGCCCCGCTGGTCACGGCGATCTCGCAAGAGTTCTTGGCGTTCGTCGAGACGTTCACCGGCGCGAACGGCAGCGGTGGGGCGGCGATTGCCGATGCGATCACCGACTCGCTGCTGAGTGGCGCGGAGGTTCTGGCTGGCGTGTTCGACCGCAGCGTGGAGCAGTTCGCCGGGTTTGCCGAGACGCTCGGCACGGTCGGCGAAGTCTTCAGCCGGGCGTCTAGCGTCCTGTCGTCCGTCGTGAACGCCGCGCAAGCACTGTTCAACCTGGGCCAGTCGATTGTGAGTCTGGTCACGGTCGGCATTGGCAAGGTTCTGGAGCAACTGGGCCGCATCCCGTTCCTTGCCGATCTCGGCGAGACTGGTCGAGCGTTGGCCGACGCCGCGTTTGCGGAACTGGAGAAGAACGCAGACGAGTTCAAGAACGCGGTTGATCGGTCGATCGCTTCCGCTGGCGATGCGATCTTCGGCGAGACTCCCGCCGAGTCTGGCGAGCGTGGGGCTGGAGCGGCCGAGTCGTACATCACGCAGTTCCGGTCGAAGATCGAAGAGGCACGCTCACCCGAGTTCCGCGTCAACAGCAACATCGAGGCGACCCGCGACGCGTTCGACGACTTCTTCGGCGGCGTGATCGACCAGTCGAGCCGTGTCACCGGTCTCATGCGTGACTTCGAGGCGGCGGTCGCTGCGGCACAGGAAGACGCGACGCTCACGGCAGATGAGATCGCACGCATCGAAGACCTCCAGAAGCGAGTGAACTCTGCGATTCAGCAGGAGTTGGCGGCACGGTCGGACGCCGCCGAGTCGGCTCGCAAGCAGGCAGATGAGGACACGAAGCGAATCGACTCGCTTCTTCGCACGTCCGACGCAACCCAGAAGATCATCGACGACCTTTCTGCCGTCGAGCGGGAAGTCGCTCGTGTGCAGCAAGAGATTGCGAGCGCGGCCGCCGGTGACGACGGCACGGCACGCGCCCGCCTGGACGGACTGCGTCTGCTGCAAGGGCAACTCGAAGACCAACTGCAAGCCGCAGCCCAGGGGTTCGAGCAGGGCTTCGACAAGGCGTTCGCGGCGACCGGCGGTAACTTCTCCCGTCTCGCCGAGCAAGCCGCACAGTTTGGCGACGCTGGCAACGCAGCCGCCGTGCGCCTCCAAGAAGGCATCGCCGCCGCGCAAGAGCAGGCCCGTGACGGCATCCTAAACCGCGAGGCGTTCGAGGCCGAGGTCGCACGGCAGCAGCGGCTCTTCGAGCAGGAGCTCGCGAACGTCAAGGCGGTCGCCGACGAGCGGGCGAAGGTCAACGAGCTCGTCGATCAGCGATTCCTGCTCGCCCGGTTCGGTGGCGATCAGCAACGCCTCGCGGCGGCGCAGAACCTCGCTCAACTTGAGCGTGAGATCGGTCGCGTCCAGGCTGACGTGCAGGCTGCACGTGCCGCCGGGAACCAGGAGGAGGTCAACGCCGGGATCGCCCGCCTCGGGCAACTTGACCAAGTCGCCGCACAGGAGCGCGACATCGCGAGTGGTCGTCGTCAGTTGGAGCAGCAGCTCGGGCAGCAACGCGAGCAGTATCTGAAGCAACTGGAGCAGCAACAGCAACAAGCCCAGCAGGCGCAGCAGAAGTATTTGGAAGAACAGGCGAAGGCTGTCGAGGCAGAGAACCAGCGTCAGGTCGCCCGCATCCGCGAGCTCAACACGCTGGGCTCGGGCGTCATCCAGGGCAACGACATCCGCACCGCCGAGGGCGCTGCCTTGTTTCTCAACCTCGCCGCCAACCAGCAAGACCCGGCGCTCATCGAGGCGAGGCTCCAGACACGGCGGCTGACAGAACTGCGTGACACGCTCGTGGCAATCTCGGCACAGTTCTCCGGTCCCGTCGTCCAGATTGGTGGAGGAGTCGGCTGATGGGCGTCGCACACCATCGCGAACTACCGCGCTCGAACAAGTTCCGCCTCGGCGAGGCCCGCGACCTCACGCGGCAGTTCGTCGTCACGCACGACGCGTCTGGGCAGGCGACGACGGCGAACGATGTGGCGACTGCACTGTCGCTCGATATCGGCACCGCTCATCCCGAATACGCCGACGTTCGCTGCGTCGAAATCGAGTACGAAGAGAACTACGAAGGCTCGCAGTACCACTCCCTTCTCACCGCGAGGTACGGCTTCCCAAGCGGCGGGCTCGATCAACTCGCGGCACCGACGAGCCGACCGGCGTTGTGGACGTTCACCACGCAGGGCGCGACGGTGCCCGCGCTCTTCTACTACGACCAATCGGGCAACGAATCGACGAAGCCGCTGACCAACTCGGCGTACGACTACTTCGATTCGCTGACCTCGGACGAGGCGCAGTGCAAGGTGGTGATATCTGAGAACCGCGCCACGTTTCCTTCGTCGCTGGCAATCGCGCTCACGAACACGATCAACTCGACGACGTGGATCGGCGGTGCGACGCACCGCTGGAAGTGCCAGGGCATCTCGGGCGAGCTCAAGTTCGAGGAGTACGGCGGTACTCTCCATCGCTTCTGGGCGGTGAAGGTCGAGCTCCTGTTTCGCCAGACGGGATGGCCGCTGCAACTGCCCGACGTGGGGTTCAACTTTCTAAGCGGCAATGAGAAGCGCCGCGCGATGGTGTTCGACTTCAGGAACGCCGAGTGGGTCGCATCACCCGGCCCGGTCGGGCTAGACGGCAGCGGCAACCAGACACTCGGCGCTCCCGCGATCCTCACGAGGCGTGTGCACCGCGAGGTGGACTTCAACAGTTACTTCGGCTCCCCGCCCGCGTAGGAGGCTCCCCATGCCAGACATCACGTACAACGTGCAGGTGAGCGCCTCGCGTGGCGCTCTCGTACAGCAGTTCTTCGCCAATGGCATCACGACCGACATGAGCACGACCGGCGTGCTCGCGGCGACGCTCGATCTCACGACGGCGACGAGCCAGTTCGTGACCTCGGCCGCCTCGACGCTCGGGCTCTGCTTCGCCCGCTCGCTCGTGACGAGCACGAACCAGACCGCCACCGTGTCGTTCGGTCGCCTCGACGGCACGACGCTCCACGAGACAGTGCGGCTGCGTCCCGGCGATGCGGCGCTCTTCCGGCTCGCCCCCGGCAACTACGCCGCGAAGGCAGCGTCCGCCGGTCGCCTCATGCTCCAGGTACTGGAGGACTGAGTCGTGGCCGACCCGGTGATCTTCGATCGCTCGTCTGCCGAGCGGATCGCGAACGCCGTGCGTCGCGTCGAGATCGGTGATCGCACCGAGAGCCCGCTGCGGTTTGACGCGGTGCCGCCGCCGCAGCGCAAGACCTTCCGCATCGCGACGTTCAGCGGCGCGTGGGCGATCAATGCGACGAAGACCGTCACGTTCAAGTACCAGACTGCGACGCCGAATACCGCGAGCGTGGTCAATCTGTTCTTTCCGATGCCCGCACCGGCAGGCACGACGGACTGCGCCATCGCGAAGGACGGCACGGCGTGGCATTTGATTGATGTGCCGTTCGAGACGGCGACGGCGATATTCATTTCACAAACCGCCACTGGCGTTCGCGTAGTCTCAACAGCGAACCAGACCGCCGTGTCGAATGTGCTGATTGCGGCAGAGCTCAACACATCGAACTGCGCGATTACGGTGTCGAGAACACAAGCGACCGTCAGCCTTATCGTGCTGCAATCGACGGCAACGGCCGTGTTCGTGTCATCGACCTACACCGCTTCCTTCGTTCGCTTCAAGGTGACGTGATGGCATGTCCTTGCTGTGTTAATCAGTTTTGCCTAAGCGACAAAGCGGGGTGTGTGTATACGATAGCGTTTCATACATCTTCTATTTCTGTTGCAGGCAGCGCTGGCAATGTCTCGCCTTTACCGGGGCCGGGATTTCAAGACGCTTTTGTGTCGATCCCAGGCAGAGCAGGCGTTATAGGTTATGGGACGCCTGGAGCAGTAGTGAGAATCCCAGGTCTGTTTCTTACGTTCACATACAGCAGCACAGTAATTGCAGGCAGAGTTAGCGATTGCCCGACTAGCCTGCCATACGATTTTAGGCCAAATCCAAGAATCCTAAACCCTGTCTACCGAACCGAGCACGTAAATCAAAACTGCACTCCATCACAAGATTCTGGAGGCACCCCTTCAGGATCGTTTCACTTGTTTGCGTACTCCGAAACATTTCAGAATTTCTACGAAACCTTTTTGAATAGACGCAGATTGGTGCTGTGGAAGATTTCCATAGACAACAGTGGGGCTCCTGTGGCTACTGTTGCATGGGATGGGTTTTTCAATCCAGCGATTCCTAGTGACATCATTTCACTTCCACCGCCGTGCGGCGACCTTCAGAGGTACGACATACCTCCGGGAGACACGAGAGACACTCGCTGCATTCCATGCAACTACCCAAACTTGCTAAAAGATCCCGACAGTTTTAACTGTGCCCTTAACGCGTACAACTACTCGCCGTTCGGTAACCCGCCGCCGACGTGTCCGTATGATTTTACTGGCGCTGCATTTTCGGTTTCAGTGTCTTGCCCGCCATGATTGTGCTATCAGTTTCAGGAATTGAAGCAGCCGCGAGTGAACGCCCGGAAGGCTACGTGCAAGACGTGCTTTCAAGGGGGAGAGTGAGGGACGACGGATTTGTCGAGTTTGAAGAAGAGGTTTTTGCCGCGCTGGTTGCCAAGTATTCACCGGGCGCGACGCGAACGAACACGACCGAGCCGCATGGCCCCGGCACTGAACTGAAAAAACTTCTCGCCACGGTCGGCATCACCGCCACGCCGAACTGCTCATGCAACGCTCGCGCCTACGAAATGGACCGTCAAGGCTCGGAATGGTGCGAGTCGAACATCGACACCATCGTCGGCTGGCTCCGCGAGGAAGCCGAGAAACGCGGCCTCCCATTCCTCGATGTTGCCGGTCGCCTGCTCGTGCGTCGCGCAATCCGCAACGCCCGTCGTGCCGCTGCGAATTGACACTCTATCCACCATGGACGCAGGAGGACGGGTGCCGTGGCGGATGATCACGACATCACGATCGCGGGCCAGCGATGGCTCTTGCGTTTCACTCGGCTGAAGGGTCGCGCCGACGGCTGGACGTGCTACGACGAGAAGCCGCCGAAGATGCTCGTCGATGAGCGGCTGAAGAACGGGCAGCGTCTCGAAACCGTCCTCCACGAGATTGCCCACGCGGTGCTCGGCTCCACGATCAGCGAAGAGACGGTGACCGAGCTCGCCCGCGTCCAGCGTCGTGTCCTCTGGCAGATCCTCCGATACCGCGAGGTGCCGCGTGGCGAGTAAGTCGAAGCCTGCGTCGATCGCCGACGAGATCGTCGCGCGGGTGAAGAACTACAAGCCCGGCTTCAACGCTTGGCACTGCGACCTTCCTGCCGACGTGCTCGCGGAGCTAGAGGCACTTCGCGAGCGGTGGGTGAGCGGCGAACTCGGCTTGCAAAAGCGGGCACTCGCTCGATCCATCATCCAATCGCTCAAGGACCGTGGATTGCCCGTCAGTGGCGTTCAAGGAGTCGAGCATTGGCTAACCGCAAACAGGCGTCGCTAACCGACGCTGTCATCGCTGCCGCCGCGACAGCCGAGCAACTCGCGGCAGACGCCGAGGTCGCGCGGCTGCGTGCCGAGGTTGCGGCACTGAAGGGCCGCTACCGATCCGCACTCGCTCAGATCGACCGCGAGCGGGAGCGTGCCGACGCGTTCGTCCAGCTCAAAGGAATCGAGGCGAAGCGGCCGTCGCCGAAGCCGACGAAGGGCAGGCGGCACCCCGCGACGATGGTCGTGCTGCTCTCTGACATCCACTGCGAAGAGACAGTGCGAAGCGAGCAGGTGAACGGGCTCAACGCCTTCGACCTCGACGTGTGCGACGCCCGGCTTGCCGAGCTCTCGGAGCGATTCTTCGCGCTGCTCGAACACGAGCGGCAACTGTGCAAGATCGACCGCGTCGTCGTCTGGCTGGGCGGCGATCTCATCTCGGGCATGATCCACCCCGAGCTCGCCGAGGAGAACAGCCTCCACCCGCTCGCGGCGCTCCGGTGGATCGGCGAGCGACTGCGTGGATTCATCGACGCCGTGAGCGACACGGCCAGCGAGGTGCTCGTCGTCACGTCATGCGGCAACCACGGGAGGACGACCGAGAAACTCCGCACGAACGAAGCGGACACGTCCTACGAACACCACCTGTACGTGACGATGGCGGCTGCGGAGTCGAGGAAGAACGTCACGTGGCGGGTCGGCGAGGGTCACCTCAACTACGTCGATCTCGACGGGTTCACGATCCGGTTTATGCACGGCCACGCGGTGCGATACCAGGGCGGCATCGGCGGCATCCACGTGCCGCTGAACAAGGCGATCGCCGCGTGGGACTCGACGCGACGTGCGGACCTCACGTGCCTCGGGCACTGGCACCAGTTCTCGTGGAGCCGCTCGGGGCGGTACGTGACCAACGGGAGTGTCATTGGACCGTCGGCATACAGTGTGCGAATCAAGGCGTCCTATGAGCCACCGTGCCAAGCGGCGTTCGTGGTCGATCACCATCGACGCGAGGTGACGCGAGCCTATCCTGTGTTCTGCGATCGAGACTTGAGAGGAAAGACGTGACCGAAGCAACGCTCGAATCAGCCAACGCCGCCCTTCGCAACGCCGTCGAGTCACGCCTCGCTGGGCGCTCACCGATGGCGGCGAGCCTGGAGGGATGCCCGCCTGCACTGGAGGCGGCGACGAGAGCGCTGAGCGACGTGGCAACCACAGAAGAATCATCGGAGGTCTACGCTGAGTGGACGCCGCCCGACTACACGGCGCGGGTCGAGGCGGTCAAAGGATTCGCCCGTCTCGTCGAGGAGGCGAGGCCCGCGCGGGTCGCACGGGAGACGCATCCGACGAGTCAGGCGTTCTTCGATCTCTGCGACTCGCTGAAAGAAATGCACCGGCGGAAGAGCCGAGACTACGGGTGCCCGAGCGGCGAAGATCCGCTCGCGAACATCCGCAACGGGGCGCGGTTCGTGGGCATCCCATCGTGGAAGGGTGCGATGGTTCGCCTGTCCGACAAGGTCACGCGGCTCGCCGCGTACAACGCCACGGGTCGCCTGGAGAACGAGAGCCTGGAGGACAACCTCTTCGACCTCGCGTCCTACGCACTGCTCGCCCTGCTCCTACACCGAGAGGATCGCAATGCCACGTCCTGAGCACCCGCCGCTCACCGAGGACGACCTCGCGCAGATCGAGCACCGTGCCCGTCGGTTCAGCGGTGCCTACACCGGCACGAGCGGCACGCTCGCGGGCGACGTGATCCGCCTGCTCGCGGAGCGAGCTCGCCTCCTCGCGATCATCGCCGTGCTCCAGAGCGAGGACGCGTGAGATGTTCGGGTCCGACCTGCGGCAGCGCGTCGATGAGTTGGCGTCCATCGTCGCCGTCATGGCGCGGAACCAGAGGTCGATGGCTGAGGCGCTGCGCACGGTCGTCGAGTCGGCGAATGCGAACGCGGACCACTGCAACCGCAATTTCACGAGCATCGTCGCGTCGCTTCAGCAGATCGTCGATCGGCTC